GTCGGAACACTACTTTCAATATCCGCTATTGCATTCTCACAATGCTCTTTGAGCTCATTATATCCAGCTAATAGCTTTTTTGTATTTTTCCTTGCCTGCTCTCGCTTTTTAGCGTGATCTTTTTCAATCCGCTGTTCATAAATTTCTATAGCCGTTTCAGTTGCTAATTTGACAACCGCATCAATATCAGTTATCCCTTGCACCTGTTCCAATTCTAACACCCCCATAACCCTATAATTTGCTTTGTGTAGCTAATGAATTACGCTGCTTTTTACACCAATTAATGGATCTATTATGAAACCCTGTTAAAAACCCTCTAACCGGAGTAAAGTCTTCTGCAGTTTCTTTTTGCAAATCATCCAAGAACTGTAATTGTAATTTAGCTTCATATTCAAGCATATTTTGTGTTTCATCCAATACCGACACAGCACCTGCAAGAATCATCTCATCAGATATGTTATATCGGCTATCTAATAATTTTAGTAGCTTAACCAAGGCTATAAATATGACTCTTTTCATAGTTCCACCAACTCAGCATGATCCCATTCACTTACGCAATGGTTTGGGACACTCCATGAAGTTCCACCATGAGCCCAAGTTAGTACATACCCATTTTCATATCTTGCAAAATGCCTTTTTTCTTTTGTTTTTGATTCGTTATTCCATACACGAACAGGTGTATCAACAGGAATGTTTGCCCAGTCTATAACCCCTAATTCTTCTGCAATACTTAAAACCTCATTAGCCTTTAATTTTGGTAATGCACTCTTAAAGCCATCTGCACCAATATACTCGTTACAACTACGCATCATGAATTCATCTACATCTTCATCCATAGTTGGTTTTTCATCTGTTAGATATACATTTCCATAAGTATTTGCTACACAATACCGCCAACCAGCATCATATAGTTTTTTAAACATCCACTTTCTACCTTGTTCGTCTGTAATCATTATTTAATCTCCTGCTCCATAAGAACACCGTTAGCATCTATCTTGTATTCTTTGGTTTCAAGTACTACATAGCCAGTATTTTCATAGCCGTGTTTCTTTTCCCATTTATGAAAGATATTTGTCAATGCATCACTCAATTCATCAATATGTTCTTTCTTAACATCTGTCAAATAATCTTCGGACCACTCAGCAATCTCATCGTCAATTTGATGATTAATTATATCTTCGATTACATATTCGGCATCAACCTCCGGGATACAATAATTAGGATGTCCTATTTTTACAATGGTCGCCCCTTTTCTGTCCGGCTCATCTAAAAAATAATTATCGATTGCACCTTGTATTGTATTGCAGGGTATTCCTGCGTCACCATGAACCACATCTACCCAACACCATTTATTCTTATCTTCGACTAGCATTTTATCACTCCTCATAAGCGTCTATTACATAATAATTCGCATCAGCAACGCCATAAACATCATCGATTTCAAAAAAATCGCCATTGATTCTAATATAGCACTGCTCATCAGGATCACACTCCTGTAACGCCTCTATTAGTTCTTCTACTGTCATACTACTCACCCCTCTTGAAATTCATACCTTATATCAGTCGTCTTAGCGTTAAGCATCATGTAAATACTATGATGTGCCGGGGACCTTTCACCGTCTCCATATTGATTAATGAATTTGATCCGTTTACTTGGCACCCAGACACTTATATTTGTCCCAGTGTACAATTTATGCCGTTTGTGCCCCCCCCAGTGTATCCAACGGAAGCAATAAGACACAGGGCTTGCCAGTATTAATGCAACGTTCAATTATCCTGTCCTTATAGCTAAACGGCGGATTAGTAATTAAATAGTCAAATTGATAATCCCTAGTCATAAAATCTCTAACGCCATAGACAATTTTGTTATCAAAATTCTCTTGTAATACTTTTACAAAATTGCTATTTGCCGTATCAAACGGGCAAAGAATTGTCCCCCTTTTAGGCGGAGGGAATAAATCCAGCATTTGTCGAACAACATTCTCGGGTGTATACCATTCATCCGACCTATTTTGATTTGCTAGTACTCTGAGCATCAATACACCACCCAATATATACGCCAGCTTTCTTTAGATCCTGCAATTCATCATCTTTTTTACCGGCTCGAATCAAACACTTCAATGCATTACCTTTACAAAAGCCTTTAAACTCCTCAGGATTTAATGCAGCTCGTAATACATCAATGCTTTCAATATTTAATCCCGGCAACTTATAATGTTTTGGGCTTTTAACAGCATCATCAATGTCAGACTTTTTGCCACTAAAAAATTCTCTAATGGCTTTAACTTGCTCCTCAGTAAAGAAAAAGCTATCGTTTGGCTCTTTTTGTATTCCTCCGGTCTCGCAACTCATATAATATCGTTCCCTCCTTTACTGGTATAAATTCAATTTCGACCCTGCTATTTGCTTTATCGATTCCAACTATTTCAGATCCATCATAATTTGCGACCCACATATCGTCGTCAATAATGCCAGCTTCCGTCAATATATCTGATGTAGCTTGTAACAGACCAACCAAATCAGGCCAATGTGCCCAATTAGGCATGTAATAGCGGCACCGTAAGGACACGGGGCCAGAATGGTACGCTCGTTTACGATAGAATTGCAACTGTTTAAGCGCTAATGCTTGATATTCCTCAAAGGCTTTTGATGGTAAGACACGAGGATATTTCCCAGCGTATACAACTCGCGAACTATTCTTTTTTGTTGCTGGTCGGCCGTAAATTACAAGCTTATTCATTTTTAATGTGTAGCCCTTTCTTTTTTGAGTAATATATCTCCTAGAGTTTTACGCATTCCAGCAGTAACAAAATTTAATAATTCTTCTGGTGGTTTATTAACGTTTTGGGATTCTAAGTAAACCATTTGTGCAACACCTACACAAAATCCAACTGTTAAATCAGAGAATTTCCCTTCTGCGCTTGCTTTCATGCATCCATTATCAAAAATTTCAATCTCAATCTTGGCATTTGTTTTCATTCTAATTCTCCTCAAATTTGTGAAATATCCAGCGGGTCCCGTTTGGATTTACCTTTAAACGATAGAATAAATGACGTTTCTTTCAATCTGTCATAAATACGGCTATCATAGCACTTTTTAATTTGTTGAACAGATAAATTCGTAGTGATAATAGTCGCTTTTCCACGTTCAACTCGATCAGAAATAATCGAATCAACCTTACTTGAAACCCATTTATTATCGTATTCGGCCCCGAAATCATCTAGTACAAGTAAAGGGCAATTACGAATGCGATTTTCAAATTTTAGATAGTGTTCAGCTGGTCCCTTACTCAATACGAGCAATGTGTCGAGTAAGCTCATCATTGAAATAAGGTAGCCATTGTATCCCTGCTCAATCGCTCGTCGTAATATACTGATAGCTAATGATGTTTTACCAGTTCCAACTGGCCCCATCATAATCAATCCCTTTCCACTTTTGATATGCTCATTTAGATGAACAGCATACTTCAAAGCACAGTTATAAGCATCCTTATCTTCGGGCGGTGCTCCTAGCTGCTTTAATTTAGAGAATGTCATATCTAAATATCGACCTTTAATACCATACTGTGATAGATCTTTTTGACACTCAACTACAACAGGTGGTGGATAATGCGGAGTATAGAACTCATATCCATTCTCCTGTTTCTTTATCCCAGTCGACTTCACTGCTGTCTGTTGCTGCCTTATTCTTTCTATTTCCGCTGCTACGTCCATTGCTTCCATTTCCCTTTATCACCTCCTCTTTAACCTTATTGTTAAGAATGGCTGTTATATATCCTATACTGCCTTTACCTCGCTCACTAGCAATAGATATGGCATTAACTACCTCATTAGCCCCAAAGTCAACGATTAAATCATCAATACGCTCTTTAGTAATCGAACTAATTTCTCCTATCTCACTCATATAAACTCTATAGACCTTAGATTGAGTATCATTTAATTTAGTATCGGACTTTTCAAACAGATCATTTATGTCAATATCATCTGAAGCATTTGCTTTGTTTTGCTTCACTTCGTCGTGCTCATCAGTAGAATAGAATATAATATCTTTATTTTCTTTCTTTCCTTTGGCTTCGTTTGCTTCGTTGCTTGAAGCATTTGCTTCGTTTTGCTTCACGGTTGCCTTTTTTCTTCCCCGGCTTTCACCACTAGCCAAACCACCAAGACGCCCTGCCTCTCTGCGTTTCTCAGAAATTTTTCTATATTTTTCTTCTCGTAATTGTCTCCTTTTTAAAAGAGACGGAGACCAAAAATATTCGCCATCAGTTTGAAGCAAATTACAATCTTCAATCAAAGAATCAATGAAAAAACGAGCCAAATCTGTTTGCTTCAATGGTGCTTCGTTTGCTTCGTTGCTTGAAGCATTTGCTTCGTTTTGCTTCCAAAACTCTAAATTGTCAGAAATTTGAAATGTTACTGCCAATCCAGCAAAGGTGAATTTGTTATAAGGAAGTTTGCAATCTTCCTCAACAGCCAAGCGTTCAATTAAAATCCACCACCACGCATATGACACCATGCCGTGTAGCGAAATCATAATCATGATTTTAGGGTCACTTAATGCGCTTACATCGTGGCTAAAATAGTTTGTCAACTTAGCCATAACATCATCCCTCTACTTCCATCTAGTAACAAATATATCCATAACCGAGCACCCCAAAGCCTGTGCCCATCGAAATCGAGTTGAAGATTGAACCACATCTTTGCCACTCAATGCCTTCACAAGTGTTAGAGGCGAACAATGCGCCTCTTTCATAAAATCTAGTAACGTCATTTGCTTATTATGTAATAAGCGGTGAAATACATCACTCCGTAAAAACATATATCCCCCTTATTTATCAAACATTTCATTGATGTTATTATCATCAATTACTTCCCCTGTATCCGCATCAACAATATCATTGCCGACCATAAAAGTATCACCAGCCGCATCTAATGTTTCGCCATCAAAGTCAGTAACTGTATGACCTTCACTATCAATCGTAATAACACCGCCGTCATTTTCTAATGCAGTAGCTAACGCATTAGATCCTTGCATTTCAATGGACAAGATACCGTATTTGCTTAATAATCGTTTGAGTACAGTCTTAACCGCCATCGTATGGAAGTCAGTCAAGCCCCAGCGGTCTGTGCCGCCCTTATAATTTCTAGAGTACTTTTTGGCATGAGCCTGCATTTCCTCAATATCCATATATAGGAACTTTTCAAACCCATTAATGAGTTTGAAATAGGCCATGTACCCAATAATTTCATCCCCGGTACGTTCACCGAATTCATATTCACCTGTAAAGCGATTAACACACTTC